GGAACAGCATTTTTTATGTATAATTCATATCATGGTGATTTTATAACTAAAAATATTTTTAGAAATACCAAATATTTAAAGATGTTAATGTATGGTTTTATTGGATTATCATTATATGCTTTTGTAAAAAAACATCCATCACAATCATCAAACTTATTATATCATGCTAACGAAATGATAAAATATCTACCAATAGACCGTTCAGCAGGTGATGTATTTGAACCAATATTTAATTTAACAAAAGATATCAATATAACAAGTAATGTATTGGATAAAATGAATATATATGATGAATCAATACCACAAATGTCACAAAATAGTTATAATACAGAACAAGACAATACATCGTTTGGATTACATAATGTAACACCACAATTTAAGCGTATGATGAACTCAGGAAAAAATGAAACAACAAATCGTAGTGTAAGTCAAATGAAAAAGAAGTTCGTAGCATCTAGGCAAAAATGGAGATGTGCTGGTTGTGGTCATATGTTAGATCATACATACGAAGTAGATCATATTCACGAATTACAATATGGGGGAACAAATCATGTAGATAATTTAGAAGCATTATGTAGAAATTGTCATGGTAAGAAAACAGTAGCTTCAAGTTTATAAAAAATTATTACACCTTTGGAAATATTAGATATTTATGATTTGTATAAATAAAGAATTATAAATAATGTAGTAATAATAAAACATACTCCAACATAAATAATAAGTTTTTTATATTTTTTATTTTTTTGTTCTAATCTATATAATTCTTTATTATATTGCTTAAAATACTGTTGAATGCTATCATCTAAATCTTGATAGATATCATCTTTTTCTAATGCGACGTTAAAGTGATTATGCATACGATTAATATATGTCATAAAAGAGTTTTTACTATCTAAATAAGGTGTCACGCTAAATTGATCAATATACAACGAAACATTTTTAGATGAGTTTGGTTCTGGTATAAGCAATGGTAATGTTTGTATAAAATCATAGTATTTCCTTTTTACAACATCATTAGGATATAATGGATATGTTAAGGCGATAGTATGTAATACAAACCAATAGTGCGGACCCCATATTTCAGGTTTGAGAGAAGTCATCACAATATATTATAAATTAAAATAGATAGAGATTAAAAAACATAATAAAAACAAATTATTATAAATAATTAGATACAAGAAACATAAGATAATTTGATAATAAAAATATGAATTACAAAGATATAGCTATGATAAATCAAAATATGAATAATTTTAAATATAAAAAAAACTTTTGTAATAATTGTGGACAAAAGGGACATATATATAGAGAATGTACTAAACCGATTAGTAGTTTTGGTATAATATGTTATAGAGATGTAGTAGATGAAGAAAACAATACAAAGAAAGAAATATTACTAATAAGAAGAAAAGATAGTTTAGGTTATGTAGAATTTATTCGTGGAAGATATGATATTACAAATAAGAACCATATAATGAATTTATTTGATGAAATGACTATAAATGAAAAAGAAAAATTATTGAAGAATGATTTTGAAGTATTGTGGGACGAATTATGGTGTTTTAAAAATACAAAGAAATTTGATCAAGAGAAGAATGAATCATTATTAAAATTAAAGAAACTGAAAGAGGGAACAGAAATAAATGGAGAAAATTATACATTAGAAAGATTTGTAAATGAAAGTACTACAAATTGGGAAGAGCCAGAATGGGGATTTCCAAAAGGGCGTAGAAATAAAGATGAGTTTGATATGCACGCAGCAGCAAGAGAATTTTCTGAAGAAACAGGTATTAATGCGATGAATATAACAATCTTATTCAATTTACAACCATATCAAGAATATTTTGTAGGTTCAAACTTCAAATCATATAAACACACATATTATATTGCGTGTTTGAATAATAAGAAAATTAAAAATAATTCAACTGAATATCAGAAAGAAGAAGTGAGTAAGATAGGTTGGTTTTCAATTGAAGAATGTAAAGAAAAAATAAGAAACTACAATTATAAACGGATTGACATATTAGATCATATTAAACATATCTTTAACGAATATATTCTATGTGAATTATAATATAGTGATTTACACCATTATAAATATAAAATATATTATCAATATAATAGCATAAGTAATTGATATTATAAATGCCAAAACCAAAAGACATAAAAACGGAAGTGGATTGTCCTGAAAACAAAATATATTATCCAAAAACGGGAAGATGTATTAAGATTACTAATAAAAGCGGTGATGTAGGGACACATTTAGATTTATTGCAAAAGATAAAAAATAAAGAGATTGATATCAGTACATTACCTGAAAATAACTGTCCACCTGATAAGATAATAAATTATATTTCTAAAAGATGTACTGGTAAAACAACTAAAATAGGTGAGATTTCAACTGAAATAGAAGAATATTTAACTAAAAAGACGGGTTCAGCAAATAAAAAAGATGATACAAAAAAGACTGAAAAGGCTAAAAAGACTGAAAAGACTGAAAAGGCTAAAAAGACCAAAAGCAAATTAACTAAACCTGTTAAACAAACAATATCTACAAAACCAGTTACTAAATCAAAGGTAAAACCGGGAAGTATAATAGATGATATATTAGCTACTGTAAAAATAGAAGAAGTAAAAGGAAAGGATTATTCTAAAGTAGATAAAACTGAAAAACTTGTAAAAAAAGTAGAAACAGCATTTATGTTAATTTTGAATGAAAAGAAGTACTATTACGAGTTACAAAAAGAAAGTCCTGATTACAAACAATTTATATATCCAAACTTAAATGATCCATATTTTATTGAAAAGATAGCATCAAAACAGGAGTTTATGAATAGTTATTTTCCAAAATATAATGGTGATATAAAAGAAGTATCAGAAAGTTTATGTAATAGAGAATTTGAAATATCTCCACATCAAGAATTTGTTAAAAACTTTCTCTCAAATGAAACACCATATAATAGCCTATTATTATATCACGGATTAGGGACAGGAAAAACATGTTCGGCAATAACAATATGTGAAGAATTAAGAACACATATGAAACAATATAATATTCATAAAAAAATAATGGTAATAGCTTCCCCCAATGTTCAAGATAACTTCAAAAAACAATTATTTAATCCTTCAAAATTAAAATTAATTAATGGAAAATGGAATATGAATTCTTGTGTTGGAAAAGAATTATTAGAAGAAGTAAATCCATTTAATAACAAAGATATAAAGAAAGAAATAATTATAAAAGAGATTAAACAAATTATAAAAGAAAATTATGTATTTATGGGTTATACAGAATTCTCAAATTATATAACAAAATTAATATTGAAAGTAACCAAGAATGCTTTTGATATAGAAGAATCAGCAACAAAAGTAAATTTAATAGATAAACAATTAGATTACTTATTTAAGAGGGAATTTTCAAATAGATTAATAGTAATAGATGAAGTTCATAATATCCGTATTTCAGGAAATAGTTTAAATAAAAAAGTAGCAGAGAACTTATTTGAAATAGTTAAACATTCAACAAATATGAAATTGCTTATGTTATCAGCAACTCCAATGTTTAATACACACGAAGAAATAATATGGTTATTAAATTTAATGAATATGAATGATAAACGAGGTATTTTGTCTGTAAGTAGTGTATTTAAGCGTGACGGCAATTTTAAATTACCTACTACAAAAAAAATAAATGGTGAAAATATAACAACTGAGAGTGGGCGTGATTTATTAATTCGAAAAATGAATGGTTATGTATCATTTGTGAGAGGTGAAAATCCATATTCATTCCCATATAGAGTATATCCATCATTATTTGATAAAAAAAATACAAATAAATCATCAAAATATGTATATCCAAAATATCAATTAAATAATATAAAAATAGATGAACCAATAAAAATAAGTGATATATACATTTCTTCTCTCAAAAACAGTATTCAAAATACAGGATATAATTATATTGCGGAAAATATAATAACACAATTTCCTGAAGAAGATGAATTAGAACAAGGATTAGGTTGGCAAAAAGTAGACCCATTAATGCAAGCACTAAATATAGTATATCCAACAGATAGTATATGTGATAAATCATCAAAATCATCAAAATCATCAAAATTATCAAAATCAACAGAATCAACAAAATATGATGAAACAGAGTTTGATTTTATTGGTAAAAGAGGATTAGATAATACAATGAATTATGATAAAACAAGAAAGAATTATAGTTATAATCCGCAAGTGTTAAAAAAATATGGTAGAATATTTAAACAACCAGAATTAGAAAAATATTCACATAAAATGAATACAATCATAACAAATGTATCAAAATCAAAAGGTATATCAATTATATATTCACAATACATAGATAGTGGTTGTGTGCCATTGGCATTAGCATTAGAAGAACAAGGATTTAGACGAATAGATAAATCAAAAGGATTATTTACAGAATATAAAAGTGATACAAAAAAAGATGAATTAATGGACGTAAATACAAATAAGAAATATAAAGATTTATCAACAGAAGAAAAGAAAAAGTTCAAACAAGCATCATATGCTATGATTACAGGTGATGGGACATTATCTCCAAATAATAAGAAAGAGTTAGATAAAATAACAAGTGATGATAATATAAATGGTGAAGTAGTAAAAGTTGTAATTATTAGTCGTTCAGGTTCAGAGGGTATAGATTTTAAATTTATTCGTCAAATCCATATTTTAGATCCGTGGTATAACATGAGTAGAATAGAACAAATAATAGGTCGTGGTGTTCGCTATTGTAGTCATTCAGCTTTACCAATTGAAGAGAGAAATTGCGAAGTATATTTACATGGAACAAAAATAGAAAAAACAAATATAGAACCTATGGACATGTATATTTATAGAAAAGCAGAAAAGAAAGCAATAATCACAGGACAAATTACCAGAATATTGAAAGAAAATTCTATAGATTGTTATTTAAATCATAATATATCAAATTTAAGTGAAGAAAAAATAAATGAAACACTTGATATAAATATTGGTTCAAATAAGACAATAAAATTCAATGTTGGTGATAAACCATATTCTTCATTATGTGATTATATGGAAAGTTGTAGTTATACTTGTGGAAATAATGTAAAAGAGTTATATAAACAAGGAAATAATAGGGATAAAGATTATATAAATACTTTAACATATTCAATACGTAATATAGATAATGCTATTAAACCAATTATTGATAAAGTAAGAAAAATATTTAATAAACAATTTATTATAACACTAGATGGTTTAAGAAAGGAATTGACAAAAACACGTGAATATACAGATGAATTAATTATTCACGCATTAAATACAATACATAATAATAAAGCAATTCAATTTATGGATATATTTGGTCGTGATGGTTATGCTAAATATGAAGGTGAATATTTGTATATTACTCCATATGATTATGAAACAAACCAATTAGATTTTAATATTGATGAAATAAAACGTGTTGCTAATGTAAATTATAAATCAAAAGAACTAGATATTTTGAGAGAAAAAGAAAAATATACAAAACAAGATATAAATCAAATCAACAAATACATTGATACTATAATTAAAACTGAAATACCTGATAAAATATCAATTGTAAAAGTACCTAAGAAAAAACAAATAAATTTGACAGATAACATATTTTTAAAAATATTCAGTCTTGAGTTTCTCTCAAACATATCAAATATGGATAAACCATTAGTATTTTACAATATAATATTTCAACTTGCGAGTTTAAAATTAATTTTTGATAAGATCGAATCAGATAGAAGTATAACCAAAAAAGAATTAAATGATTATATTAAATTATTAGATGATAATGCCAAAAATATTCATACAGATTTCAAATACATAATAAATGATAAAATAAAAAACGATGTATGGTGGTTTACAGGTATAAGTGATTTTATTACTAGACACGAGAGAAATAGTGTAATAACTAATGATAATATATTATTATACATCTCACAACATTATTTTGATAATCAAATGAACAAAAATAAATTAAATATGATATATAGTATTATACAAACGAGAGAAAATCCATTATATGATGATAAAATATATAACAATTCTCTAATTGATATACTAAAAAATATGAAAAAATATATAAAACAAAACTTGTATATTGGAACATTTAGAAAAGATTATGATGGTTATTTGGTAAATAATGAAGATAAAAGTAAAATATTTGTGTTAAATGCCTCAACAACTGAACCAAATATTGAAACAGATTTTATTTTAGCAACACCAACACAAAAAAAATTCTTTGATGATATACTCTTAAGAAACGCACCAACAGAAGATATGTTTAATACACTATTCTCATTCATGAAATATATTAAAAAAGATGACTTATATTCATTTAAAACAAAAAATATTTATGATAGCCGTTCAAAGGGGGCAAGATGTATCCAATCAGGTAAGAAAAAAATGAGTATTGTGATTGATGTATTACATAAAGCAATAGGATTAAAACCATTTACAGATAAAGAAATAGAAGGAAATATAATAACTAATTTATGTATTGAACAAGAATTTTTATTTAGAAAGTTATCAGAGAAATCAAAGAAAATATGGTTTGTTGTTCCGGAAAAAGTAGATATATACAATATAGAAAAGGTATATAGAGAGAAATCATAGAACGAAATCATAGAGAGAAAATATAAAAAAATTGAAATTACAATAGTATTATATTTTTGTATTACAATTTAGAAATATAATACTATAACAATATAATATATA